AAGCTCTGATGTAAAAACGAAACGGATTACTGGCACCGGGTCACTTGGTGTCGGTCCTGCTCGTATTCGACAGATACAATTAAAAACTGCATCTGGAACTCCAAGACTTACCATCACAGATGGTTCCGGCGGTGCTACTGTCTTAGATTTAGACTTTAACGCTTCTGACACACACTCTGTGAACATTCCTGCTGAAGGTATTAGGGTTACTGACATTTTTGTTGGCACTTTAACCAACATTACAGCAGTAACCTTCTTTTTTAATTAGGTGAGTCATGGCACCTCGTAAAGCTACGATGCCAAAGCGTAACAAAAAGAATTTCCGTCCCACAAAAGCTGGGGCGGGAATGACAAAAGCTGGTGTTGCAGCTTATAGAAAAGCTAATCCCGGTTCTAAATTAAAAACGGCTGTGACGGGAAAAGTGAAACCCGGCAGCAAAGATGCAAAGCGTCGTAAATCATACTGTAGTCGGTCCAAGGGCCAGATGAAGATGCATAACATAAACTGTAAGAAAACGCCTAAAAAGAGAATTTGCGCGGCTCGTAGGAGATGGAAATGTTAAATCAACAGTTTGTGGTAAGCACTCTTTTTGTCGCTTTAGTGGGTATATGCGTAACAGGGGTTACTTGGATATCGTCCACTTTGATAGACGTGGATAAAAACATAGCTGTAATGTCTGTACAAACAGATCAGAATAGTAAAAAGATAGATGAGTTACATGTTATGCTGAAGCCCATGTGGGAAGAATTTACAGGGCGTAGCTTTGAAAATAATGCTGTTTATAAGAGATAAGTGAGGTTTAACATGACTAGCGCCGTCAATCTAGGGGCAGGAGCCTGCCCTACTCGTAAAAGTAGTGTTGTACGCATGAAAAAAGGGGGGAAAGTGAAAAGTGGTGGTAAGATCTGTCCCGAAGGCAAGGCGTGGGCCAAACGCACATTTGACACATACCCGTCAGCGTATGCAAACTTGGCCGCCTCAAAATACTGTAAAGACCCTAACTATGCTAAAAAATCAAAAGGTGGTAAAAGGAAAGGCCGATGAGTTTAACAAAATCAAATAGGAAAAAAGTTCGTAAAGTTGTTAAGGGTTTAAAAAAAGCTTCTAAATTACACGCAGGTCAGGCACGAACATTATCTAAGTTGGTAAAAAATGGGAAACGAAAAAAATCCTAAAAAAGGAACGGGTAAAAAACCAAAAGGAACGGGTAGACGTTTGTATACAGATGAAAACCCAAAAGACACTGTTTCCATAAAGTTTGCCACACCTGCTGATGCGAGAGCCACAGTTGCTAAAGTTAAAAAGATAAAAAAACCGTTTGCTAGAAAGATACAAATACTTACAGTTTTGGAGCAAAGAGCAAAAGTTGCAGGAAAAATGGAACAAGCTAAAATAGCTAAGGCTGGTAAGAATGCGATACGCAGGCAGCAAGGGACTGCATAATGGGACAGTTAAAACAATGGCTGAAACAAGATTGGGTAAGGATTGGATCTGATGGCTCTATCAAAGGCCCATGTGGTACTTCAAAAGATAAGAAAAACCCTGATCGTTGCTTGCCTAGATCTAAAGCTAATAGTCTATCCAAGAGTGAACGCGCTGCGACTGCGCGTAAAAAGAAAAAAGCGGGAGCTAAAGGAAAGACTACGGTCGCTAATACAAAACCTGCAAAGGTAACAAATTTAAGGAAAGGAGGGGCTGTAACACGCCCTAAGAGACCTTTTAGGGGAAAAAAGATCCCCGGAACTGTTGTAGCACGTGGTTGCGGTGCTGTGATGGCTAATAGAAGAAAACGCACCAAAATTGCATAGGAGCAAGTAATGGCAAAAGAATTTATGACAATGGATGAGTATGCATCTAGCCTTGTTGGAAATGTGGCCCCTACCATGAAGAAAAAAGGCATGGCTAAGGGTGGCAAGGTGAAGAAAAAAGGTTATGCAAAAGGTGGTGCTGTTGGCATGAAGAAGAAGGGCATGGCTAAAGGTGGCAAGGTCCAGAAGATGGCTAACGGCGGCATGATGAAGAAGAAAGGCATGGCTAAAGGCGGCAAGGTCCAAAAGATGGCCAGAGGCGGCATGATGAAGAAGAAAGGCATGGCTAAAGGCGGCAAGGTGTAAGACCTTGCCCTATCTTCAAAGTAATATTCCGCATTTTAAATGCTGGGTGCGGAGAGAGTATACATGTAATCATTCTAATTATCATGGCGAGTTTCTTCACGCTATGGCGATTGCGGTTACCACGATGCCCAGCCGGTGTTTAAGTTTTCAGATGATATTCACCGGCTGTGAAACGGATGACACGGATGAACAGAACGTGCATGGGGGAGCGATGTGGGCAAGAATGCCTATAACTGCGCTTGTTGCAGACACCCCCTTTGAAGAATGGCCAGAACCTATGCCTGTCCATTTGGCGCAGCCTTGGGACTGTATGTCCCATACACACGCAGTTTATCGTTTAGATCGAGCTCATCCGTGCCCTTGGATAGCTAAAATAGGACCTGAGTTTTATCCGGCTAAATATTACTTTACAGTAGATTATACTGAGAGTGAGATAGCTGATGACCCGGCGCAACATAAGCAAAGCCATGTTCTGGAGCTTCTGGATGCTGGTCCTTATACTGGTAACATCGTTGCTCTGCCTAACAATCGTGTAAGGGTCACACATCCAGCTTGGTTTGAAACAGGTGAGGGTGCGCCAGATTTCTTGCCATCTCAGCATATACACTATTCAAAATCAGATTTAGACTATACAATGGATGTGAACCAGATATTTGATAACTTGTATGCGAAAGATAAGTGATGGCTGTTTCTGGAAGTGTAGATTTTGAATTAGACGTATCTGATTACGTAGAAGAGGCTTTTGAGCGTTGTGGGTTAGAGGTTAGGACAGGTTATGACCTTAAAACTGCGCGGCGGTCTCTTAACTTAATGTTAGCTGAGTGGGCCAATCGTGGTCTTAATCAATGGACCATAACACAACGAACACAAGCTTTAACCTCCGGGACAAGAACATACGCTCTGTCTACGGACATAATAGACATATTAAGTGCTGTTGTGACTCGTAGTAGCACAGATTTTTCTTTAACAAGAGTTAGTCGGGATGACGATTTAAACATTCCTACTAAATCCACCACTGGTAGACCTACACAGTTTTTCTTGGATAGACAGGTAACGCCTAGCTTACGTTTGTGGCCAACACCAGATAACAGCACGGATGTGGTCGTTTACAATGCTTTGACACGCATAGATGATGCCGATACTGCTGTAAACACTTTGGACGTACCTTTTAGGTTCTATCCTTGTTTAGCGGCCGGTTTAGCCTATTATCTTTCACTTAAACGCGCTCCTGAACGCACTCAAATGTTAAAAGTTATATATGAGGAAGAGTTTGAGAGAGCTATGGGAGAGGACAGAGATAGAGCTAGTTTCACAGTAACTCCGGAATATGCTTACTTTAGGGCAAACTGATGGCTAGATACGCCTCTGGAAAAAACGCTTACGCCATATCTGATCGCTCTGGAATGCGTTATAAATACAGAGACATGCGTAAAGAATGGAACGGTTTGTTGGTTGGTAAGGATGAGTTTGAAAGAAAACATCCTCAACTTGGACCCTTTAAAAAAGTACATGACCCACAAACACTTAGAGAACCTAGACCAAACACTAATAACATATTTAACGCTAAGGTTCAATTTCCTGCTTTTAATACAACTACTTTGCAATATGAGTTGGTCCCCCAAGCAGAAGGTAAAGTTGGCACGGTTACTTTTAGTGATGACGTTGTTACGCCAATACAATTAATAGGTTTATCTTCTACCATCGCACTTGGATCTGTAACAATATCAGCGTCAACATCGGCATCGACCTTTGACTCGACAAGTGTTACACTTGACGCAACAAATAAGACTTTTGACGAGGCTTAAATGGCAAAACAAACAGTAGGAATTGGATCAAGCGCAAACGATGGCACTGGCGATACTCTTCGTGCTGGCGCGGATAAGATTAATGACAATTTTAATGAGATTTATGCAGCGTTAGGAAACAGTTCTAGCGTTCTAACTGATATAATAGATGCAAACGGTCTTTTTGATGTTAGTTCTGGTGCTAATAAAATTGTTTTTTACTATGGTGCATTGAGTGACTTACCAAGTGCTTCAACTTATCACGGTGCTATTGCTCATGTTCACGCTACAGGGGGTTTGTACTTTGCTCACGGAGGGGTTTGGATTAGGTTAAACGATGAAACCACTGGTCCTGTAACTAAATACACTACAACGGCGGCTACGGGATCAGCTTATCAATTTTCTGGTCCGGGTGCTACTTCCGGAGATAACCCTAATTTTACCTTTTACAAAGGACATACTTACATAATAGACAACTCTAGTCATGTTAGTGGTCATCCCCTACAAATAAGAACTAGTTCTGGAGGTTCTGCGTTCACAACAGGCGTTACAGAAAATTATAACAGCGTTACAGGCGTTACACAATTTATCGTGCCGCATGAGCCAAGTGATACTTCTTTAGTATATCAATGCACTGTGCATAGCAGCATGGTCGGAAACATAACAATAGTGTAAAAATGACGTATACATTAACAACATTAAAACAAGCAATACAAGACTACGTGGAAAACGATGAAGCCACGTTTGTTAACAACCTTAACAATTTTATTGAAAACACAGAAGAGCGTATTCTTAAACTTGTTGACTTAGATTATTTTAGGAAAAACGTCACTGCATCAGTGGCTTCTGGCAATAAGTTTTTAGCCTTGCCCAGTGATTATCTAGCTACATTTTCACTTTCAATTATTAACAGCGGTTCAAATGAGTTTTTGCTTCAAAAAGATGTAAACTTTTTGCAGGAATATGCTCCAGATCCCGCAGTTACCGGAACTCCAAAATATTATGGCTTGTTTGACGTAGACAACCTTATCTTAGCCCCAACACCTAATCAAGCTTACACGGCAGAGCTACATTATTACTACAGACCTCAATCCATAACCTCTTCTAGTTCAGGTACATCTTGGTTTGGAGAAAATGCGCCGGATGTATTGTTATACGGGTGTTTAGTTGAAGCATATACTTTTATGAAAGGTGAGCCAACAATCACTCAGTTATACGAACAACGGTTTGTAGAATCTTTAACCAGATTAAAACTTTATGCAGAAGCTGTTGAAAACACGGACGCTTATAGAGTTGGCCTAACAAGGGTACAAAAACAATAATGCAAAAGTTAAAGGGTAGTAATATAGCTATCGTCGCTCTTGGCGGTAGTTTTAGTGATTACGTAAAGTCTAGAATAGTTTCAAATAAGTACGACGAGGTTTGGGGAATAAACTGCATTGGCGGTATATTTCATGTTGATCGTACTTTTATGATGGATCCGGCATCTCGTTTTCTAGATGACATTAAAGCCGGAAAACAAACAGGGATAGCAAAAGAGTTTTTGTTACAAACTCCAAACAAAGGTCCGATTTACTCTTGTTGTTTAGATAAGCGGGTTCCTGAAATATTAGAGTACCCACTCCAAGAGGTAATTACAAAAACACAAATAGCCTATTTTAACAACACCGTATCTTATGCTTTAGCTTATGCTGCTGCTTCAGAAGTGGGCAAAATAAACATCTTTGGAGTCGATTTTAGTTATAAACAAAATATTCATTTTGCAGAAGCAGGAAGAGCTTGTGTGGAGTTTTGGTGTGCTTTTGCAATCTCTAAGGGCATTCAAATAGAGGTTGCGCCAAGTTCTGGTCTTCTTGATACCAATGTTTCTGAAGAAGAAAAATTATACGGGTATCATCGTTTAACCGATCCTTTGGTTCAACGAGTTCAAAACGGTCAATTGATAATATCAAGAAAAAGTAAGATTGAAGAGGCTGTTGAGGACACTAGTTTAGATCCTCCAGAGCCGTTAGATATTAAAGATCCTGTTCTTATTGGAAGACATGATGTACCTAACGTAAGTTACGAGGAGGAAAAAAGTGCTTAATATATCAGGTAGTATAAATGTAAACCCTGTTAATGTGATGACCTCGGACGAAGGTGGTCATACCTCAAAGCAAATTGTCGAGTTAGCTATGGATAAGATAATGAGTGTATCTGACCAAGCCCCACCTCCTATACGAGATCAAGCAGAGGCTTTTCAAAATCATTTACGTGTAGTATTGTATCATTACATCGAATTGGCAAGGCGCGAAGAACGTGGTACTATTGCTAATAAAATGGTGAAGGCTGGAAACAGCGAAATGGCTGACCTCATTAGGAGAATATAGAAATGGCTATTACACAAGCAATGTGTACCTCTTTTAAGCAAGAGCTTCTTGTGGGGACACATAATTTTACGAACTCATCTGGGGACACGTTTAAGTTAGCCCTTTATGCGATTGGCGGTGGTGGTAAATCTAGCACAACTGCTACACTAGGAGCGGCAACAACAGCTTTCACAACTACAGGTGAGGTTGCAAATAGCGGGTCTTACGCATCAGGTGGCGGATCTTTGACAAATGTTACCCCGACCACTTCTGGCACAACCGCGTTTACTGATTTTGCAGATTTGAGCTTTACTACAGCAACTATTACAGCTCGTGGTGCGTTGATTTATAACTCATCTGATTCAAATAAAGCTGTTGCAGCTCTTGATTTTGGTGCCAATAAAACATCAACATCTGGTACATTTACAATTCAATTTCCAACTGCAAACGCATCTAACGCAATTATCCGTATTGCATAAGACATAGGAATTTTTTCCTATGTCTTTACAGCTTACAAGTCGCCTAATAAGCATACCCGCGCAGAATAATGCGACTTGGACGCAACGAACAGCGGACATATCTGCTTTCATTGGTAAGCAGGCAAGAATTATTGTACTATATCAGTCTGGAAGTTCTTTTACAGGTGACATCCAGCTTGATGATTTTAATATCGGCGGGAACAGCTTTACTGATTTCTCTTCAAGTCAGGGTTTTGAAACCAACGCTTCCGTTGATAATTCTCAAGTATCTTCTGGAAATTTAGACTCTATAGATTCTGAATATCCCGCTTCATGGGAAGCAGTGGGAACTTCTACTAGTGCTTCAGGCAAGTTTGTAAGGGATAGCGGCGGTACTCCTTCTAGTAATACTGGGAATACTTCTGGTAATACTGGTAGTTTTTACCTTTATGCAGAAACCAGTAGTAGTGGTAGCAACAATGATATTTGGCTTCGCTCTCCCGAAGTCACCATTAACAATGGCACCTTAGAGTTTTATTCCGCACAAAATGGTGCGACCTCCGGTGCTATCTATGCCTACCTTGAAATATTAGGTGTTGTTGGCGTAAGCGCAACGGCGACTGCTCAAGGCACTAATGATGAGATACAGAGTTTTGGTGTATTTGTTCAGATACCTAATACGACTAATGCTGGATGGGGTCGAGGCACTTGGGGAGAAGGTGCGTGGAATAGCATCTCTGCTACTAATGTAGATGTTTCTGTAACTGCTGTAACCGCCACTAGTGCTTTAGGCTCAGAGTCCGTCACAGGTTCGGCAGGTATTGCTGTTACGGGACCGTCAGCCACCTCTGCTCTTGGTTCCATTGTCGTTCAAGCTGGTGGGGCTATTTCCGTTGGTGGGCAGGCCGCTTCTGGTTCTGTTGGGTCCGTAATTTTAGAATCAACATATGCTCTTACAGGCGTAAGTTCCACAACCACCTTGGGTGCAGAAACAGTTGCCGCAGGAGGCTCGGCAGTAGCTACAGGTCTTAGTTCCACAACAGCCATAGGAACAGTTTTAGCGGCTGGCGGTGCCGCTATTGGAGAAACAGGTCTCGTTGGATCTATAGGGTTTGGAGACGAACAAGTATTAGCGTCCGCTAATGTGTTCCCAACAGGGGTTTCTTCTACGGTATCCTTGGGCACAATTAGCGTTTCTTGTGCTGCATTCACTTCAATAACTGGACTACAAACTACAACCTCTATTGGGGTCGTGGAAGTAGATGATATGGCTGTGGGTGTATCAGGATTGCAAGCCACTACAAATACTGGTATTGTAACCGTGTGGGGCAGGATTGTCCCTGACCAAGATGCAAATGTACAGGAAATCGTGCCGTCTACTACAAATACTTGGAGCGACATAACGATTACAAGCACTCCAAATTGGAAGGAGGTAGCATAAATGGCAAGTAGCTATACCACAAACACTGGTATTGAAAAACCAGCTACAGGTGAACAATCCGGCACTTGGGGCGATACCACAAACACCAACTTTGATATCATTGATACCGCTTTAAATGGCAATGTTACTCTTACGTTGTCTGGAACTAGCTCTACCCTAACCACATCAGATGGCACGGTTAGCGATGGCATGAACAAAGTTTTAGTTTGTTCTGGTTCACCTTCTGGTACTCATACCATAACCGTTGCACCCAACAATGCAGAAAAAATTTATTTTGTTACCAATAGCTCTGGTCAATCTGTTATATTTAGCCAAGGCTCTGGGGCAAATGTTACCGTAGCAAACGGCGAGTCTCGCATCATTCACTGTAATGGTGGGGGTTCAAGTGCTGCGGTCACTGATTTTACTTCAACAATGGCGGCAAGCACCACGTTTATTACGGACATTTCTTCAGGTGATGCTACAGCTTTAGCAATCGCGTTAGGATAAAAAGATGGCAAATACTTTTAAAGTAAAGACAAACAGTGCTATGCCAACCTCCGCTGGCACACCTTTGACTTTATACACTGTGCCAAGTTCAACGACTTCAGTTGTTCTTGGGTTGATGCTTTGTAACATTAACACAAGTCAGGTAACTGCGGATGTACAACTTGTATCAGATACCTCAGACACTGAGACAAACGAAACTGTTTTTCTAGCAAAGGACATACCTATTCCGGCAGGTTCTTCTATAGAACTACTTGCGGGTAACAAAGTGGTTATGCAGACTACCGATGTGTTGAAAATAGATTGCGACACATCAGCTAAAATTGATGCGACTTTGAGTATTATGGAGATAACCTAATGCCTTATATTGGCGGCGTACCTGCGGTTAACTTTCAAAGCACTCCTTCAGTGCAACGGTTTAATGGTGACGGATCCGACACAACCTTTACCTTAAACACGACTGTTAATTCTGTTCAGGACATACTGGTTTCAGTTGACGGTGTTGTTCAGGATAGCAACGCATACACTGTTCCTGATGGCACAACACTTACCTTTACCGCCGCGCCGTCTAGCGGCACAGGAAACATCTTTGTAAACTACCTTGCGCCACAGGAAGGTACTATTGTTCCTGCCGCAGAAAACAAGGGTAATTTTAAAGTTGGGGGCCTGTTTAGAACAAATGCTCAAACTCTTGCTACAAACACAACTATCCTATCCACAGAAAACGCTAACGTAACAGGGCCACTTACCATCAACTCAGGTGTTACCCTGACTGTTGAAAGCGGTGGTACATTGGTGACGCTATGAGTACGTTAAAAGCAGATACAATTCAAAATACATCTGGCGGTGCGGCTACGTTTACTAAGCAAAGAGCGGCAAAGGTAACAGGAAACTTACAGGCTGATGGCAGTAGCAATTCTGATATTTCGCTAAACATATCTAGTGTTACTGATGGTTCTGCCGGATTAAATACTGTTGCAGTCACTAATGCCTTTACTGCGGCTTTGGCTGTAGCAGCTTTAATTGCCAATCACGACAGTAGCTATAATCGGACTCATACAGTTGATGATACAAGTGCATCTTCATTTATTACTCGTTCTGTTACCGCATCAGGCGGCACACTCACTGATACAAATCCTGCACATTCAATAGCGTTTTTTGGAGACCTAGCATAATGGCAAGCATACTTAAAGTAGACACAATTACGGGTGTAGCCACCGCAGGGTCTATTGCTGTCACAGGTGAAGGCAATTCAACCACAACTAATCTTCAGCAGGGGCTAGCAAAGGCTTGGGTTGCATCAGTGACTGATAGTTCATCAAGCATTGCGGGTGATTCGTTTAACACAAGCGGATTTACAGATATCGGCACTGGAAACAGCAACCACACAATGACTAGTGTTATGAACGCCGCTGATTTTTGTGTTATGTCTACTGCTCACACAAGCTATCCGTATCACGGCAGAGCAGAGTCAACAAGCACATATAAATTAAGAACAGTAAATTCATCTGGAAGTTCTGCTGATGGTGTTAGGCACGGTTCAGTACACGGAGACTTAGCGTAATGGCAAGCGAACTAAGAGTAAACACCTTAAAAGATAGTGCGGGTAACAACTCCATTGGCATGAGCTTTGTTGCAGGGGGCACTTTGAAGGCGTGGTGTTCTTGGTCTATGAATGATACTGGTAGTCCGTATGATTCTTTTAGTATATCAAGCATTACAGATGATAGCTCAACACAAAATACAATGACATATAGTAGTGCTTTTAATACCTCAAATGGTCAATGTGTAACCACTGCAACAAATGCTAATTCTGCTGGTGTAACAAATTATAGCTCATCTGACTTACAAATACATACCCCCACAACAACCAGTGTAAAAATTCAATCTCAATCAAACGCTAATCCAGCCTTTAATGGTATGCAAACTTCAGGAGATCTAGCATGAGTAAAGCATCAGAACTTGCTGAATTTGGTAGCGGTATCTCTAGTGGTCCTAATGCTGTTGAGGGGTTGGCAAAGTCTTGGATTAATGTAAAGGGTACTGGCACGGCTAGCAGCGACATGATACGCGATTCTTTCAACATTAGTTCGGACACCGACAACGGCACAGGAAACTACACTTTTGCGTTCTCTTCAAATATGAATAATGATGATTATGCTGCAAGTTCTAGTGTAGGTGGGTCTACAGATGCTGGTAGTTTTTATCCCGCAGGAATTTGTAACAGAACAACCAGTAATTATGAAATGGATATAGAAAATAATAGTGGCACTCAGACTGACCCCGGCATAGGAGATGCAACAATTTTTGGAGACTTGGCATAATGCAAACACCTGAGTTTAAAGGCACACACTTATGGGATAGACTGTGCTGGGCAAAAGAAAACCTAGAAGCCTATCAGTCAGAGTACCGTGTGGTGTACGAAGACAGCATAGACGAGTGTGCCAAGATACTTGTGCCTGATCCTAACTGGATGGCTTGTGCATTGCAGGGCGGTATCCTACCACCAGTTTGGGTTTACTGGGAACTGGCTAAAGACGAGGCAGAACCAGACTTTAAGAAGCATACTCGTGGCTATCTCTTACATAACACAGAACCTGTTGAGGCTATGACAGAAGAGCAAGCCTTGGAATATCTCATAATGAAAGACTGCCCTCAACATGTTTGGCGTGATTGGGATGGTGGAAATAAACCAAAACTGGTAATATGCAAAAAAGAACAGCTTCCAGCAACAAGAGAGTGGCGCAACGCTTGGAAGATTAGTGAAGACTTAGCCACTGATAAAACTGTAGCCGCATAAGGAGAAACCTCATGGCAACAACTTATATTGTAGATAAAGACGGCAATCAGGTTGATGCCTCAACCGTTACCGTTCCATCAGATCGTCACTTTCGTGAAGCATGGACTTTGAATGGCAAAGTCATCTCTGAAGATATGACAAAAGCAAAAGAAATCTTCAAGGATAAAATCCGTGAAGTTCGTGCGCCTTTGCTCGATGCAGAAGACGTAGTGTACATGAAGGCACTAGAGGCTGACGATGCAACCGCAAAGACTGCTTCTGTAAACAAGAAGAAAGCACTTCGTGATGCACCTGCTGCAAAAGCAATTACTGATGCAGACACAATCGCAAAGCTAAAAGCAGCTTGGGATACAGACGTACTTGGTACTAGCCCTTACGCATAATGTGTGGGGCTTCCCCTTTTTGGAGTAGGTAAATGGCGTTAACTAAAGTAAGAGCAGGTGGGTATGCCGCTGGGGGTATTATTCAAGTGCAATATACACAGTACACAAGTACAACTAGCACTGCTGTTGCAAGTGCCACAAATGTAGAGTTATCACACTTAGCTGTAAATATTACTCCTATATCAACTAACAGCATTATTAAAATTGAAGCTCAAGTAGTTGGTGAATGGACTCCTATGTCAATTACTTACAATTCTGGTTGGTTTTTTTACAGGGACAGCACAAAATTAGCAGCACCGCTTGACGGTAGTAGAAGTATTACGGTTCTTCCTACCACCCTGATTGGAATTACCGCTGAAGACCAAGCTAGTACACCTGAAGCAGCACTTTACAGTTATTTTGATACACCTAGCTCAACCTCTCAAATAGCTTACAAAGTGGGAGTGGTTCAGGGATCAGGCAGTGCAGCTACTTGGTACACTAACAGAACAGTTGCTGACACAAATTCTGGGGATTATGAACGAGGTATTTCATACATCAGTGTAACAGAGATAGCGGGGTAATCAGATGCCATACATAGGAAAATCCCCAGAGTTTGGTGTTCGCAATCGCTTTGTGTATCAAGCAACTGCCAGTCAGACTACCTTTAGTGGCAGTGACGGTGACAGTAAAACACTGACTTACACAGATGGTCTGTACATGGATGTGTATCAGAACGGCGTTCTTCTCAAGCCCGGAACTGATTATGCCGCTACAACAGGCACGAGCGTTGTTTTGGTAACAGCCGCTACTTTGAATGACATTGTCGAGATGGTTGTGTATGACACGTTTGCCGTGGCTAGTTCGTATACTAAGACTGAAAGTGATACCCGCTACCCATTCAAGGGTAACAACAGCATCATTCGTTTGAACGGTCAGACCATTAGCGCGGACATTACTATTGATAGCGATGAGAACGGCGTATCGGCAGGACCAATCACACAGTCTGCAACCGTGACTGTCAATGGGTATTGGAGCATCGTATGACCAGTGTATTGAATGTAGATACTATTGCTGATAAGGCTGGTACTGGTGCGGTTACACTGAATAAAGCTAGTGCGGCAAAGGCTTTGTTTAACGTAACCAATAACAGTACATTAGTTTCTGGTGGGCTAAATATCAGTTCATTGAATGACCGCGCAAACGGAAGAATGACCATATCTCTAACAAACAATATGAGCAACACAACGAATATGTCCTGTTGTGGGGATGCTTCTGAAACAAATTCTGATAACGGTGCAACAAATTCTAACAGAAATTGTAGCGTCATTCGTGGTGATAACGCTGGAGAAGTTTTTGTTGCTACATCTGAGCAAAACACTGGCAGTCTTGATGACACACATATTTCTAACGGTATTGTTCATGGAGACCTAGCATGAGTACCCTTCTTGTAAACACGCTCACCGGTACAGGCACTGCTGGCTCTATTGCTGTGACAGGCGAAGGTAACAGCACAACAACTAATCTCCAGCAGGGGTTGGCGAAGGTTTGGTGTAATTTTGATGGTAGCGGCACTGCATCTATAACAGACTCTTTTAATGAAAGCAGTTTGTCTGACGGGGGTACAGGAGATTATACTCATACTTTTACTAACTCTATGGCAAACGGCACGTACACTTTAGGCGGTGCTTGCCACGATGATGCTGGAAATTTTGGCCTTTTTGTAACCATCAAAAGTAACACTGGTTTAACAACAGGAACGTGCAAAACGTACATTATGAACCACTCAAATTCTGTTAGAGACCCTGATGTTGGAACTTTTTCAATTCATGGAGACTTAGCATAATGGCTGGAAAAATTGTAGCAGACCAACTAGAACACAGCACCGCAGGGTCGCTTGATACGCAGTTTGTTGTCAATGGTAGTGCGAAGGCTTGGGTAAATTTTACAACATCAAGTTCAACGAGTAATCTTGATTCTTTAAATGTATCTAGTCTAGATGACAATGGTACAGGAGACACTACTATTACTTACACTAACGCTATGAACACAGATAATTATGCTTCTGTGGGTATGTGCGGAGAAGAAGGCACGTCAGCCTCCAATAGAATACTTTCTATAGGCACTAAAAATTCTTCTTCTATTAGACTGCATGGCGCAACCACATCCGCAGTAGATGATATGCCAGAAAACAATACCGTTATTCACGGAGACTTAGCATAGATGCCTTTAACCAAGCTACAGTTCAAGCCGGGGGTGGTTAAAGACACGACAGCTTACTCAAATGAAGGCGGGTGGGTTGACAGTGACCTCATACGTTTTAGGTTTGGTTATCCTGAGAAGATAGGTGGGTGGGAGTCCCGTACAAACGATACAATAGTCGGTACGCCAAGAGCTTTGCATTCATGGCAGTCTTTAAATAACACGCCGTTTATTGGTATCGGTACACATCAGAAGTATTATATTGAAAGCAGTGGTAATGTTTTTAACATTACTCCCATTAGAACAACTTTTATGATTCCTGCTAAACCCACAGGTAATCAGGCGACAACTTCGTTAGGAACTGTTACAGTAGAGGCAGAAAACTTCCAGAGTGCGCTGCTTTCTAATGTTACAGGGCTTGTTGGAAACCTACAAATTAACTTCTACGTTACAGCTACGGCCTCTGTTGGAAATGTTACTGTAACAACTTCATAGGTGAGTCATGGCTGATATTACTGTTTCTGCGTCAGGCTTATCTTCCACTAGTTCTCTTGGCACTGCTGCTGCTTCAGGTGGTAGCAGCATTCCTGTAACAGGTTTTTCTCTCACACCTACAGCGGGTAATCCGCGTATTGTTACTGTAATACTAACAGGTGTTTCGGCCACCACAGCGGTTGGAGCGGCGATTGCTCAGGTCAGTGTTTCTTTAGATAGCGGTCTTACTTTTACTACAACGCAAGACAGCACAACCGTCACAGTAACTCAAAACAATCACGGTGCTTCTACTGGAGACTATATAACTGTTTCTGATACTAGCTTTGGCGGATTGTACACAACTCTGGTTAGCTTGCTAAATGGTGAGCATATTATAACAAAGATTGATGACAACTCTTACACCTTTACTATATCTCAAGGAGCAGAAGTTTCCTTGGTAGAATCCGGCGAAGCTAACGTGGCTTATGAAATAACGCCCGGATTAGATAACGTTGTCGGTGGTTACGGCTGGGGTGCAGGGACTTGGGGTAGAAACGGTTGGAATGAACCTGCTGACACCCTTGCTACAAATCAGCTACGGTTTTGGAAACACGATAATTTTGGTGAAGACCTTATATTTAACATTCGCGGCGGTAAAATATATTATTGGGACGCAACAACTGGTTTTGGTGAACGAGCAAGAGAATTAAATTACTATTCCACTAGTGCTCCACTCTTTGCAAATCAAGTGCTTGTGTCGGACAGAGACCGCCATGTTATTGCTGTGGGTACAAATGCTGTTGGGTCAACTGATTTAGACCCCCTACTTGTGAGATTTAGCTCACAAGAAGACCCCTTTGATTGGGCTCCTACGGCAACAAATACTGCGGGTGACTTACGCATAGGCAATGGATCCGAAATCGTCCAAGCGATAGAAACTCGTAGGGAAGTATTGTTAATTACGGACAGCTCTGTGCACTCCATGCAGTTTATCGGTCCACCTTTTACTTTTGGTATTACACAACTCTCAAACCAAACTACTATTCGTGGCGTTAATTCTGCGGTAGCTGTTGGTGACGCTGTTTTTTGGATGGGCGTAGATCGTTTTTATCTTTATGATGGTCGTGTTCAGCCATTGCCTTGTACGCTAAGAGACTACATCTTTGATGATTTTGATGAACAACAGGCTAACAAGGTGTTTGCGGGGTCAAACGCAGCTTTTGGTGAGGTTTTTTGGTTTTATCCGTCTCAAACAGGCGCGGGGGAGAATGATAGATACGTTGTTTATAACTATGAACAGCAAATCTGGTATCACGGAAATCTTGAAAGAACAGCTTGGTTAGATCGTGGTATAAACGACTTCCCGTTAGCTACTACTTCTGCCTCAAACACATCTTACCCAAGTAAACTATATGATCACGAGATTGGCTCTGATGCTGACGGTGTGGCTATAGCATCATTTATAGAGTCTGCGCCAATCGACATTGGTGATGGTGACGGTTTCTTGTTTATTCGCCGCATGATACCTGATGTTAGTTTTGATCGTTCAAGTTCTTCTGCAACAAAAGAAGCAACAATAACTCTTAAATCACAACGATCTCCTGCAAGTGGGTTTACAACCTCAAAAGCGTTAACAGTAACCGACACAACAGAACAGAACCACACAAGGCTCAGAGGCAGATCGTTTGGGTTACGGATAGAATCTGATAACTTAGGCGTAGCTTGGAGACTTGGTTCGCCTCGTGTCGAGATACAACCGGATGGTAAACGATGAGTAGAGATCTTGTACCACCGCAGTTCCCCTTAGCACCAGAAGAGTACGACAGGCAGTATTTTGATGAGATGGTTCGTTCTTTAACACAACTTGTAGTACAGCTACAAAACCCCGGTGAGCTAAGAGGCACCAAAATAACACTTACAGACCTTCCTACTTCTCCTACAGGATTGGAGACTGGGGCATTATATAACGATAGTGGGACAGTAAAGGTAGTCACCTAATAGACTAGATAAGAAAAACATTGTATATTATGGGTGTGAAACCAGATTTGAGTGGTTGATATGAAAAGCACAGCGGCAAAAAAAGAAGAGTTTACGTTTCCCTCCGGTGGTATCGCCGACTTTTACATGGAGGATCACGAAATTGAAGCCCTTGAAAAAGAAGAGGCAGAACAAGAGTTTGGCTCTGCGGGTATTGCTACTTTTAATCCTATCGCCCGTCGTATGGCTTCTTATGGTCGTTATGGCGATGATACCGTAGCTCACGTTGAAACAGGTGAGCTCGTTGTACCAAAAGCCTTAATCGATAGTAATCCAAAATTAAAGGACTCTATTTTTAGTCATCTACGAGAACTAGGTGTAGAAGACCCAGAACAATATATTGTCGGTTCTGGCGTAAACTCTATCAACCCGGATACAGGTATGCCGGAGTTTTTCTTAAAGAAAATATTTAAGGGTATTAAAAAAGCTGTTTCTGGCGTTGCTAGAGGCGTTAAAAAGGCATTTAAAGGTGTTGGCAAAATCCTTAAAAAAGTAGCTCCTATCGTTTTGCCTATCGCATTAGCAATGACTCCGCTTGGACCTATTTATGGAGCTGCCCTTGGCTCTGGTATTGGTACTTTAGTATCTGGGGGAGACATAAAAGATGCTTTTAAGAGTGCGTTGATTGCAGGTGGCACAGGCGCGTTGTTCTCAGGGTTTACCGGTAAGGGAGCTACTTTTACTGAAAAAGTGGGCAATGCTTTGTCCGATCCGGCCGGTCGGCTTGCTCAAACAGCATCTGGAGTAAAAGGCACCTTTACCGGTAAGGGGTTAACTGGTGAAGGCACGTTGTTCACTGATTTTGTGCCAACCACAGAAGTCCCTACAGTAACGTCCGATGCGAGCACTGGGTTCCAAAACCAATATGCAGATTCTGGAGTAATTAAGACAGACGTGGGCACTGGTCGACTACAAGTGGGCGAGGCTATGACACCCGGTTCAGACGCGTCCGATTTCTTAGTAAAACAAGCGCAGGACAGGAGTCTTTCCGCCATAGACCAGCGTCTTTCTGATGTGAGCGACAGAGCCTCTAATTTACTTGGTTCTGGAACAGGTGACGTTGCGTCTATTGCAAAAGAGCCTAGTATGTTTGAAACTGCCGGGGACTATTTGTTCCGCGGGGGACAGTCCAAGGCTGATATTGCTGCGGCAAAATCTTTAGCTAGAAGTAATCAAGTATCTAAGACACTAGCTGAGTACGGGTATAAAACATTGAAAGATGCTCCGCTTTCTGTCCAAAACGCTGCTATAGCCGCGGGCGACGCTGCGGCGAAAGCAGCAGGGCTCGGTCTATTAGCTAGATTTGGACCTTCTCTTGCTCTTGCTGGAGCGGGAGCCGCGGCAGGCGGTTTCTTTAAAAAACCAGAGGATCCTGAGCTAAACATAGACGATATTCAGGGTGAAACTGGTTCAGATTTACTGGCTAAAGATCCGAGTAAATACTTGGTAGAGGGCGGAGATACTCGTATCCGTGGTGCAGATGGTCAGTATGTTATTCCAACAAATTATCAGTTTATGGGTCAGATACCTGATTTTAAAAATATTTACCCACAAGCCTTTGCAGCAGACGGAGGGGAAATATTTCCAAGGCGTACCGGCGGAATTATGCCAAACGAAGGAACTCCCGGTAAAGACAGTGTTAGAGCTATGCTGATGCCCGGTGAGTTTGTTATGACCACTGATGCAGTAAAAGGCATGGGCGATGGTAACAATGAAAAAGGCATAAATCGTATGTATGACATGATGCGTAACCTTGAGTCTCGTGGAAAGGCAATGGCATAATGGCAACAGATACCCAAATTCAAATTGTTCGTGAAGATCCGGCGATTGAAGCCTATAAGCTGGGGCTTCTTGAGTCAGCTAAAAAACTTGCTGACCAACCAATTACGCTTCCTGAACAGCAAATTGCAGAAATGTCCGGTCTTTCTACGGCTGCGATTGACATGGCACAGCAGGGTCTTGGGTCATATCTTCCTTATCTACAGCAGGCAGGCCAAGCCTTAGACCCATCTGGCATTTCTGCGTATATGAACCCTTTCCAAGACGCTGTTCAAGCTGAAATTGACCGCTCATACGACATACAACAAAGACAAGCGGCCGCGGGGGCTGTGGGACAAGGCGCGTTCGGCGGATCGCGGGCCGCGGTCCAACAAGCAGAGGTGGATCGGAACAGAGCGCAGGCACTGGCACAGTCGCAGGCTCAAAACTTTTTACAAGCGCAACAGGCACAAAGACAAGCCGCACAAGACTTCGGTCGCATGGCAGAGCTTAGTCAGGGGCTACAACAGCGTGAGACCGGTTACTTGTTTGATTTGGGTAAACAGCAGCAAGCTCAACAACAAGCAGAAATTGAGGCAGAGCGTCAAAGCCAGCTCCAGCAACTATACGAGCCTTATCAGCGTTATGGTTTCTTATCAGATATTTATAAAGGTGCTCCTACGAGTCAGCAAACCATTGCTTCTTCTACTGCACCAAGTGTTTCACCAGCTCAGCAATTCCTTGGTCTGGGCATAGCAGGATTGTCCGCGGCAGGCGGAGCAGCAAAAGCGGGGTTATTCGGATGAACAGAAGTGTACTAGCGCGGCAAATGTTTGCTAAGGGCGGAGCTGCTTTTCCTGACTTAACAGGAGACGGTAAAATTACGCAGGCTGATATTCTAAAAGGTCGCGGCGTAGAGTTCAAGCAAGAGGGCGGTATCGCCGGTATGATGCCAGAACAGCCCCCTGCCATAGCAGCCGGTATGGCCGCAGGACAAGCGGCTATGATGCCAGATCCCGGTGCTCCTGCTCAACAGGCGGCCGGTGCCATAGATCCTACAGTGATACAACAAATGTTGTCCGGTGCGGCCGAAGCCGGTATCGGTGATTTAGAAAACATGGAAGACCCTGAAGATTTAATGAACGCTATTCGTGGCGATGATGCCAGTGTTGAAGAGCGTTATGCAGAACTAGCTCAGGTTGTGGGCCCTGAAGATGCTCAACAAACACCAGAATCCGTTTTGGCTCTGGTTCAGCCCGTTATGATGATGGCCTCTGTCGATCAGGGCATTGGCGAGCTTGCTCAAGAAGAAATGTCTGCTCCGGTAGAGGGTGCGATGGCACAGGGCATAATGTCCACAGTTGCTCCACCTGAACCACAGCCGATGCCCATGGAGGGGGCACCTCCCGTAAATTTTAAAGATGGCGGGCTGGTCCGCCGCGGAGACAACCAGCCGGTCTTAAAGTTTCAGAACGCAGGCGTAGTTCCTGACCCAATTAAAGATGCGGGTCGGTTAGGTGAGCTATATAAGCAAAGAGAAGGTCTTTACACCAGCATCGTTGGTGACCCTACCGCTGACCTTGAAGAGCAGAAGAAGCTAACGCAGTCTCAAATGCTGTTTGACATTGCTAATACAGCGTTGGCTTTTGCCGCACCTATGCAAGGTGAACGGCCCGGTATGAGTGCGGCAGAACGCTTGGCTTTTGCAGCGCGGACCACGCAACTTCCGCAGACCATTGGTGCTCGTGCACAAGCGCAACGCGATAAAGAGGCCGCGGCTAAAGCACAGCAGCAGCAGCTTAAACTGTCGGCTCTTGGCGCAGCAGAAACAGGTCTTGCGGCGGAAGAAAAAGCTAAAGCTGATGCAAAAAAATCCGCTCTTGAAGCTGGTTACAGAATACAAGAAATTCTTTTGAAACAAACTGGTGATATGGAGTTAGCTCAAAGTCAGGCAAACTGGAAAGCCTCTTTGCAGGATGACCAACAAGCGGCGGCAGAAGCTATAGAGCGGTTAAAACAGGTTGGAGACAAAGAGTCAATTAGGCTTAGTAAGCAACTTGAACAGAAAAACGCCATTGCACAACAACTTTTAAGGGGTGAACAGGCAATAGAAGAAATTGGTTTAAGGGCTATGAACGATATTGCGGCCTTGGACAAAAAGCACGTTCAAGCCCTAGCACTTCAAGAAAACAGTCAAGCCCTAGCTCGTGAGATGAAAGAGATAGACGTTCAGATGAAGTCTATTGATCAGTCTATTGCCATGTACGACCAAGAGCTTAAAGAAGCTGATATGACGCAACGTGCGGCGATTGAAGCAAATAGACAAGTTGCTGAACAGCAAAGGATTGCGCTTCAAGAAAGAGAAGTAAAAGTTAAAGAAGCTGCCGCAGGTCTGAATATCTTTGGTAAAGGAACTGAAGGGGCTATTTTACAGCTAGTTAGTAATCAAGAGTTGTTAACACGTTATGGCAATGGAGAGACTTCAGCTCAAGAAGATGCAACTTTGGAACAGGCGATTAACGTCTTTACAGCCACTTCTGATTCGGTGGACCCAACCACCGGTGCAATAGTAACAAAACCGGGCGGTACTTTGACTGACGCCGCAACCGCGGCAATTAAAAAGCGTTCAGGGTTGACCGGAAACAAATCGCTACCGGCTATTGCTTCTATTGTGGCGGCTCCTGAAACAATGCGCCAAAAGACTAATACGATTGACTTCAACAGCACTTTGTTTAGCCCGGAAAGCGGTGCCGTAAACCTTCAGTCTGAGTCTTGGGCTAAAATACCAACTACTATTGTTGACAACAACATACGGTATGAAGTTGCTACCGGTTTACCAAGTGGACTACAACGAATCGCTAATTATTTCTCAGAGACCGCACGAGAAGTCGGTATTGGTCGCGGTTTGAGCGCGAAAGGTAAGGAGCTGTCACAGGCAGACGCTGATCTGGATACTCTTCGTAACAGACTGTTGTTAGAGATGACAAACCTATCAGAAGACCGTGTTCTCAAATTTGTTCAAGAGGACTTAGCTACTGAGACCAACGATCTTCGCGGCAGTTCCTTCAAAACAGATGAACGAATTTACGCAAAACTTACCGCTTTAGAAAAAGGTTTGGCAAGACAGCTACAGAACTTGGCAGAGATTGTCCCAGAATATGGTGGCGATGGTCGCAAGTATCCAAAGAGCGTTGAAGCCGCCAGAAAATCAGCTAATAACATTAAAGGTTTGATTGCTGAAGTTCAGGGCTTTAAAAACATCTACGCTAAAGCTCTGGAAACACAGACCTTGGGTTTAAACGATAGGCAAAGAGCACAGGCAAGAGACGCCTTAAAAGCTACATTAGGTCCAAAGGAATAGAAATGGCTGAAGATATCACTTTTGCGACTCCGGCAGAGCAAGCGGTTACAGTAAGCGATAAGGGTATACCTAAAATTGCAATCGACCCCATGTCTCCGATACCTGCTCCGTACACGTTCACGCCGGAACAGTTTAAAGAAGATATAAAAACATTCGGTCTGCCAAACTTAACTGCCGCGATTGTTGATTTGCAACAAGGGTCTGCTTTAGAGGGCTCAGAATACACTTATGAGTCATTAGTCGATGGGTCTGCTCCGTTTTTATCTAAATACGGAGAAGAACTTGTGCCGGGATATCGTCCGGGAGAGGGTCTTCGTGACGAACAAATATTAAGCTTATTTACCAATGTGCAGGATTTTGCTGGAAAAACTTCTCCTGAATTTGCCGCTTTTATAGAAGGGGCTAAAAGGGGGAGTGTTCGTGGGGGCGGTATGCTTGCTGGTGCTATTGCGGGCGGTAAAACAGCCGCGGCTCTTACATCTCCCATCCCGCCTGTGGGCCCACTTCCAATAGCAATTAAGGGCGGCACTATAATCGGCGGCACTATCTTAGGGGCCATTTTTGGTGACCTCACAGGAAAAGAAGCGGGAGAAGTTTTCTTTGGTGAGCAAGCTCCAGTAGTTCCCTCTTTACAACCCTACTATAATGCTGCGGAAACAAGCACCTATGGGGTTTCTATGCTGGGATCTCCTTGGCTGTTACCTAGAAAAGCCGGAGCCACAGGAGCTTTACGGTTTTTAGATAATTTTCAAAGAACAGCAAGAGGCGCAGGATCAACTTCTCCTGTAGCTCAGAACCTTACCCAACAGATTGGTAAAGAAGTTTTATCTCCTAAAGCTTTGCAAAAAGCTTTAGATGCTGGAAAGCTTGGCCCAAGAAGAAACCTCTTAGGCAAAATAACACCCGATCCTACAAAAGGGCCTTTGTCTTCAAGGGCGATAGGTGCGCTAGATGAAGGCGTCGTGAAGATGGGTGAGTTTGGCCGCAAAGCACCCATCCGTGCAGGAGCTTTGGAACTAGGCTTTGCAGGAGGTGCCGGTGGTGGTGCCTATATTGCAGAGAGCATGGCTCCGGGAGACGACCTAATTAGAGTAGGAGCAGAAGTTGTAGGCACAGGAATTGTTCCTGCAACCGCACAGATAGGAATAAGGTATGCCCCACAACTCGTTTTAGGTCCGATTCGCCTTGCTAGGAAGTATTTGACGGGAAGTGCTAAAGAAGAGTTTGATAGTAAGCTCAAAGATATTGCAGGGGGTCGCATCTATAAGGCTTTAGAGGAAGGCCCAACTAAGCCCGGTTTTGAAGATGTGCCAGATTTAACGGATGCTGAGTTTGACTTGTTGGTAAAAACTATCGGTTCTGCCTTAATTGATGACCAAGGTCGTCCGTTGAGAAGCTTTACAAGAGAATCCATTTTACAGTCTCAGGTTAGCCCTGATTTTGCTACTGAGTTTGGTGTAATTAGTGCTCAGTTAGCGGCAAAGAACAACCGCTTCTCTAGGATTGTAAATAGAATTGAGCAAGAACTAGAACGGGCAGGTAATGAGCTTTCTGTTTCAAGTAAAAAAGGCCGTGAAAGCTATATTCAAGGGCAAAAAGCCATAATCGAAGAAGCTCGTAGAGACGGAAGCACCGATGGGATAAAGCTGGCCGCGGAGCTACAGCAAAATCTTTTTGATCAAAACATAACAGATAACCTTAACGCGGCAGTAAGCAATCTAAACAAGGCTGTTGGTAGAGTTACTGGAGGGGACGAGGCTGATGGCTTAGTGTTAGCCGGTAAACTGTACGACATCATTGAAAATCAAGTTAAAGTGTCTGGAGAACGCTCACAAAAGCTTTGGCAAGCTGTAGACGGCACAGTTGAAATAAGACAGTTTTTTAACGAAGCCGGAGAGGAGCTGTCAGAACCTAACCTTGTTTCTATTTTTGATAAGCCCAGTTTACAGGGCGGCCTGAAGTTTGCTTCAGAATCAGCTAAAGATAAATTTTGGAACTCTCTTGGTGGAGGGATGAAACGTGATTACGACGAAATCGTAAAATACTTTCGTCCTGACGGAGACGGCGGCGGACGGGAAAGTTTAAGCCCTGAGTTTCAAACAAAGCTGGATGATCTCAATACGGAGTTGAAGAATTTTTCTGAAGGAGATCGGTTCGCAGTTATTAAAAGCGAACAAGACCGGCTGCTGCGGAAAGACCCTGCGACAGAAGAAGGAAAGTATTTTCAAGTTTTACAATCCATGATGGACAGAGCCGCAGATCCAACGCAGGTCCCTGATTTTCCGGTAACTACAGCTCGTCTAGTAGAAATGAGGTCTATTGCTTTAGAAGAAGCTAAAGCTTTACGGGCTACAGGCAAGAAGAAACAGGCTAGAAACGTAGAGATTTTTGCAAATTCTATCTTAGATGATTTGATTAACAATCCAGATTTTACAAATGAGGGTTACAATATAGCTCGTGCATATACAAAAGCTCGTGCGGATGTTTTTGAACGTAGCTTTATCGGAGATCTTCAGGCCACTCAGAAGAGGGGGGACCGTAGGCTATCCGCAGAAGCATTGTTAGATAAGATAAAAGGCGCAGGAAGTGTAGCAGAGTATCAACGCCTGATGGAAATAGGAGAGGTGGGTAATTTCGCTCTTAGGCAAAATCTGCCGGGAGCAGGGACTACAATTTTAACTATACACGAGGCTATGGAAAACGTAGTTAGAGTCGCTATGAAGGATGTGGTGGACGTTAAAGATGGCGTTATGACCGTTAATCCCGGAAAGCTTGCAACCTATAAAAAGAAACCTGCTACACAGGAAGTGTTTCGGGTGTTTCCACAGTTAGCTTTAGACTTACAAGATGCCCAAACGGCGCAAAGAATGTTTGATCAACTTGGGGAAGACTTAAAAGCGTTGAAGCCCCGTCCAGAAACGAAAGCTCTACAGGCAGCCTTACAGAACGAAAGCCCAACTGGGGCGGTAACCGTAGCCTTGAACGGTGGGCGGCCACAGGCGTCCATGAATGAGCTTTTGTCTCTGACTAACTTAACAGATGTAATTAACCCAGAGACGGGTGCGGCCTTTACTAAAGCTCAGCTAAAGGACGGCTTACGTATTGCTATTTTGGATCATGCGGCAAATGTCGCTGGAAACACCGGCTTTAAATTTAACCCTAGATCCATGTACGATATGTTGTTTACAACAGTTAAAGGAGCGAAACCTGCCGATAACATGAAGTTATCTACTTTTATGTTAGATCATGAACTTATTTCGGCCAAACACCTCAACAAAATTCAAAAAGCTCTTAGAGAGATGATTAACGTGGAAGATGCTTTTGCTCGTGGAGATGTTGAACAGGTTTTGTTTGACCGTCCTACCGGTGCGAAAATGTTCCAAGCAAAAATGATCGGTGCCACTTTAGGGCAAGCCGCACAAAATCAATTTAACAAGCTTTTGTCTCGTTTTGGTCTGGATATAGGCGGTGGTATTGGAGGCGGCTTGGTAGCCGCACAAGAAGGTTCGCAACAAATTCAAAACCTTTTGTTCCGAATGCCAGAGGCGGCTAGAATTAAAGCTATGACTGAAATAATGAACGACCCCAGAACATTATCTTTAATGCTACTGGACCAGCGTACAAAGGCTCAACAGCGTAGTGCTACCAGCAAAATGAACGATTTCTTAGTACAAATGGGTCTTAACTTTACATCAAAAAGAGCCCCATATGTAGAAAGAGCTATATCTAGTGAAATAGAAGAGTCTGGTGCAGGAAGTTCCGTGCAAGAAAAACCGCCAGTAGGTCCGGTAAGCTCTATTGCACCGACAGCCATGCCTGCACCACGGCCCCCAGTTCCGGCGCAACCGGTGGCACAACCCACAACCACCCTTGCGTCGGCACCCCCGCCGCCTCCTGCACCGTCAGGCCCGGTTGACCGTGCGCGGTTCGCAGCCATGTTCCCAGAAGATGCAGATCTGGTGCGTGGGATAGGAAGCCTGTAAGCATGATAAACGACGTACTAGAACTGATGCTGAAGTCCGATATGCACCGTGACTGGTACGTTGCCGATCTGGAGCGGCTGGTTATGCCTGCAATTAAAAATGACAGACTACTTGTGATGAAAGACGACACACGGGCCACGGGTCTTTTCTCTTACACGTTTTTAAATAGAGAGCAAGAGGCAGGATATAAAGACGGGTCTTTAAAACTAACACCAGATGTCTGGGACAACGGGCCAAGAGGTGGTCTGCTATATGTAATAGATTTTATAGCACCATATAACAATGCCTTAAAAGTTGCTCGTTTTGCTCAAAAAACTTTGACTGAGCGGTATCTTGAAAGTTATCCGTTTGATGGTGCAAACTTTATTCGACAGGCCATGGGCAAAAGATTGGGCTATGCAACAGGAGTGCAGTCTGAACTTGAGATAAGGAGATATTGCTGTGCTGTGTAAGAAGCGTTGGTCTGATGGCCTAAACCAAGATTTTGACTACCTCAATGAGTTTGAAGCTAAGTTCTACTGCTTTGGTGGTGATGGCGGCGGAGGCGGAGGTGCTTCTTCGGAGCCAGAGGGAACTAAGTTTAGAGGCGGCAAAATAAGTGATGAAACAAAAGTAAATATTCCTGACGCCCCACCCTCTAGACCTCCATCCAATGTAATTGAGCAGATGAACAGGCAACGCACTTTAGATATGGTTAATCGCGCTGCTCAGGATTCTTTACGCAGTAGACAAAACATTGCTCCGCGAGACTTACCAACAATGCCAGACCCTACAACTTTTCAACCGGGCCTTGGGATTGGTGAGCCTACAATGCCTACTGATTTTCAATCAGGGCGAGGTATTGGTGAGCCTGCGACTCCTACAACATTTAATCCAGCCTCCTTTACCACAGAGACCCCCGGTCTTCCTTCTCTGCCATCAATAGCAGATATGATAGACATGGCTCCTGCCGCGAACGTAAACACTTACAGTCCACCCACACAGCAAAACGTAAACCCATTAAGCGTTGATTTTGGGCCCGGAACACTAACTCCCACCTTTGATCCAGCAAATCAAGGTGTTGATTTAAACTTTAGTATACCCTTCAACACGTCTAGTGTTAGTCAACAGGGTATTGGCTCCTTAGATCAAAACAGGGTTATGGATGCACTTACTTCAGGCGTGAACAACCCACAGGCTACAACAGCTCCAACCACAGATGTTGCTTTCATGGACACCGTGCAAAACGTATTTGGAACTTTGCCCGGTCAAACTAAATACAGCGGCAACTTAGCTAGACGAGGTAACACATATACTTCAGCGTCTACCGGTGGCAGATCTAGCACACAGAAACAGAAAAACTTTCTTGATCAGATTGCAGGCACGGGTAAAACAATGGCTAGTCAAGTTGGCCTTGGTAGCTTATTCAACTAAATCAACCAATCTCTCGCCTGTTCTCCAAGAACCTGACCGGCTAAATCAATCTTACCACGCAAAGCTTTCAGTATCTTTTCATCGATGGTTTTTGGTGTAACAATATCAACGTATGTTACTTTATTGCTTTGACTAATTCGATGAGCACGATCCTCAGATTGTAGTCGTATCTCCAAGTCATAGCTGTTACTGTAGTATATAACAGTGTTAGCGGCTGTAAGTGTGATACCGTATCCACCTGTCCGCGGCTGACCGACAAAGAAACGTAGCTCACTGTCCTTGTCTTGGAATTTTGACACCGTATCTTGCCGGTCATCTTGGTGTGTTTCACCAAAATAGGTTGCGACCGCTTCGGGCCCAAAGCGGTCGCGCAGGGTAGAGGCTATCTGTTGAATGTCCTGTGTATAGGTCGCCCAAATGATTGCCTTGCCCTGTAACTCGTCGCAGATGTCAACCAATTCTTTGTATCTGTTGCTTGCTACAGGAACAATGTTGCCGTCATCATCAGTAATATGACCACAGCATATCTGCTGTAATCGCATAATCTGTGTCAACACACTAGCAGTTGTGGACAACTCGCCATTATCTAACTGAGCTAAAGCTAACTTTTTCATCTGGATATACAACTTTTCTTGCTCTGGTGTGAGCGGCACTTCACGTTTAGTGTAGACCTTGTCCGGCAGATCCAGACATTCTTCTTTAAGTATGCGGTTGCTAAAGTAATCTAACTTCTCGTTCAACTCATCTAATCTGCGATAAGATACAATCTCTTGAAAGGCCCTGTTGCCCATGGTTCGCTTTTGCACAACAGCATAACGGTTTTGAAAAGCAAAGTAACTGTTGAAGCCTAGTGCTTCTTCTGACAAGAAGAGGCACTGACTGAACAAATCCATAGGCGACTTTGTAACAGGAGAGCCTGTTAGGATACGCCGATACTTTGCGTCCTTAGCCAACATCATCACATTCTTTGTGCGCGTAGCCTTACGGTTTTTAATGGTAGTGCTTTCGTCCACCACCATAATGTTCGCGCAGTTTTTAACTAAGAACATGTAAGCGGCTTTGGTGCCACGCGGTGTGGACAAAGCTTCGATGTTCATTACAAATATTTTAAGACCATCAAACGGGTCATACACCAGAGCTTTCATCTCATCTTGAAACTTCTTGGATGTGGATGGTGTCCAGCGCACAACCATGCGATTGATGTCGTTTGGCAGGTGCGTAGGTATTTCGCCCTGAACCCAGTTGTCATAAACGCCCTTTGGAGCTACGATTAACGCCGCTGTTATTTTTTTATCTTTATACAGCGCACCTATAGTATCTATAGCTACCTTGGATTTACCTGTTCCCATTTCCATAAACAGCGCATAGAACTTCGCGGACCACGAGTCTTTCCAAACTTTGAGCTGGTGGTCATACGGCTTCGTTTTAAATTTATAATCTTTCACGTTTTTCTCCTTGACACTGGGATTATATACGATTATATATAAAATTGTCAAGAAGGTGCGATAGCACTAGCAACAACGAAGAAGGAACAACGAATGAATAATTTGTTTGAAGACATGGAAGCCGACTCCAAACGTGATTTAGCTTCAAGTATCGAAAAGCTGGACCAGCAAGATCTCACCACAGTGAGCGGCATGTGTACAGCAATCCTTAGCAAAGAAGATGAGATAGCGGCTCTTGAGCAACGACTCAAGGACGAGAAGAAAGCTTTGTTGAAGATGACTGACGAAGATCTCCCAACCATGCTCCAAGAGATTGGTTTGAGCAGTATGAAACTGGACGATGGTTCAGAAGTCACTGTCAAGCCCACCTATGGAGCAACAATTTTAGTTGAAAACAAACAGGCTGCTTTTCAGTGGCTAAGGGAGAATGGGTATGGAGACCTCGTCAAAAATACGGTTACCTGTAGTTTTGGGATGGGCGAAGACGAAAAGGCCGCGGCCTTTGCAAGAGAAGCCCAAGCCAAAGGCTACGCGCCGGAACAGAAGGAAAATGTACACCCGCAGACACAAAGAGCATTCGTTAAAGAACGGATGGAAAGTGGTGACGAATTTCCGACTGAACTCTTCGGAGCGTGGACAGGTTTCAAAGCGATCATTAAAAGGAGTAAGTAAGATGGCTGAAAATAAAACTGAAATGCAAAAGAAGGAAAGCGCAGAAATCATCCAGTTTGACCCTTCTATTTTTGAAGAAGATGCCGGTATGGGGGTTGAGAACATGGGTCAGGACGACCTTGCCCTGCCGTTCATCAAAATCTTGGAAGCTCTTAGCACAGAGCTAGATAATCTTCCAACCGCTCAGAGAGGCGATCTGTACAACACTGTAACCGGTGAGGTCTACAAAGGTAAGGACGGTATCAAAGTAGTCCCTGTGGCCTACCAACGCCGGTTCTTGCAGTGGGCACCTCGTGGTGAAGGTACAGGCGCACCGGTCGCAATCTTTAAACCGGGCGACAAGATGCCGGAAACAAAGAGGTCAGATACTGACTCGAAAGATTATGTTCAGGATGGGTCCGGAACATATATAGAAGAGACGCATCAGCATTTTGTCATTGTTCTCCATGAGGACGGCTCTGCTGAAACAGCTTTGATTGCTATGAAATCAACGCAGTTAAAGAAGTCTCGCAAATTGAACAGCATGATATCGTCTTTGACGGTTGAAGGTAAGAACGGAAGATTTACCCCGCCTCGCTTTAGTCATATTTACCTTTTCAAGACAACAAGTGAAGAAAATGCAAAGGGTAAATGGTCAGGTTGGGAGTTCAGTCGTGTAGGGCCTATTGAGGATAAAGCTCTATATATTCGTGCGAAAGAGTTTGCCGCCAGCATCACCGCTGGTGAGGTGGACGTTAAACACGAACAGGCTGAAACACAGGTTTCTAACCCACCGTTCTAAACAGTTGGGGCGGTGGGACTGATGGCTGCTACCATCTCGCCGCCCCGCCTTCGGGAATTATCATGTCTGTAGAAAAGTTTTCCGCCATATTTGACGGGCTCAAGCTCGCGTATGGCACATATAAAATTGAGAAACAGCAGGCCAATGGAAAGCATTCCGGACGGGCCGCCATCGTGCGTGAACCACGGACCACGGAACTGTGGGAAGGGCATCTGTCTGGTGAGGGCCGCGGGATTGGTATCATCCCAATCAACGAAGACAATAAGTCGGTATGGGGCTGTATAGACATTGACCAATATCCGCTGGACCACAAAGTCCTTATCGAAAAGATTAGAAAACTAAAACTGCCTTTAGTTGTCTGCCGGTCAAAGTCAGGTGGAGCGCACTGCTTTTTATTCACCACAGAATGGGTAGAAGCCAAAGATATGCAGTCTACACTGCAAGAGATATCTGCGGCTCTGGGCTATGGCGGCTGTGAAATCTTTCCAAAGCAAGTTAAGCTTCGTCTGGACCGTGATGACGTAGGTAATTTTTTAAACCTGCCCTATTTCGACGCTGAAGGGGGTCTACGCTACGCAATCAAGGATGATGGCACCTCCGCTACCTTGGAAGAGTTTATCGCGCTCTACGAGGCTTATAAGCAGACTCCTGAGCAATTACTAAAATTACAGATAGCTGATGAGGGCGAAACCGTCGTAATGAAAGACGGTCCACCGTGCCTGCAACACCTGTTAAAAAGTAAGATTTCTGAGGGTGGCCGTAATAACGGCCTGTTTAATATTGGCGTTTACTTGCGTAAGGCTTTTCCTGATAGCTGGGAGTCAGAGATTTTAACGTACAATCTGACCTATCTTGAGCCACCGCTACCTCTGAATGAGGTTAACATAGTCGCTAAACAGCTAGAAAAGAAGGATTATGCCTATCGCTGTGGGGACAGCCCCATCAACGCACACTGTAACAAAGAGCTATGCCAGACACGTAAGCACGGCATCGGCGCGGCGATACAAGGGGCCGCCATAGCCAATCTTCGTAAATATGACTCCATACCCCCAGTGTGGTTCCTCGACGTTAATGGTGAGCCCTTAGAGCTCGATACAGAGGGTTTGATGAGCCAGCCTACCTTTCAAAGAGCCTGCATGGAGCAACTTAACTTCATGCCACGCTCAGTAAGTAAGCAGGTGTGGGAGGGCCGTATCGGAGCGTTACTGTCCGAAATGCGTGACAATGACAGCGCAGTGATAGAGGTCTCAGAGGATGCAAGCATTAGCGGTCAGTTCTATGACTATCTTGAAGAGTTCTGTGTTCACTTACAAACAGCTAATGACAAAGAAGAGATCCTGTTAAAACGTCCGTGGAATGATGAAGAGACGGGCGAAACAGTGTTTCGCTTAAAAGACTTTGAAGCCTTTTTAAAACGTAACAAGTTTTTTGAATACAAAGCACATAAGATTGCTCAACGCCTGCGCGATATGGGCGGTGAAAGTCGTGTAATGAAAATAAAAGGCAGACCCGTTAGAGTGTGGGTCATACCAGCCTACAAAATATCAGAGATAGAAGTAAGCACACCTAAATTTGGTGATAAGCAGACGGAGGCCCCTTTCTAATGTTAAAAGCAGACGGATTTGATAAAGCGTTTATAGGTGTGTGTCACCGTGCAGGGCAGGAACCTGTTATCGCGTATGACTACCACAAATGTATAGCAGTTTTAGTTGAAGACCAGAATATGAGCTACGACGAGGCCGTAGAGTACCTATGGTTTAACACCATAGGCGCATATGTGGGCGAACAAACGCCTGTGTTTATACACCTCATGGAAAACATAGAAGACGTGACGGACGAGGAGCATGGAAACTAAAATCTTCCGCATCTACGGTCCGCCCGGAACCGGTAAGACCACAACGCTCCTCAACAAGGTAGACGAAGCTCTTCACGCTGGTGTGAACCCTTCACATATCGGCTACTTTGCGTTCACAAGACAGGCAGCAAATGAAGCTGTTGAGCGAGCCTGTTCACGGTTTCATCTGGATAAATCACAACTGCCATGGTTTCGCACACTGCATAGCTTTGCACTCAAGCTGTCTGGCATCCGTCAGGAACAGGTGATGCAACCTGAAAACTATAAGGAGCTGGGCAGTGCGTTGGGCTTTGACCTGACTGTAGATAAATCCAGCATTAGCGGAGAAGATGTGTTTGACCTGTCTAAAACAGACAATCCTGCCATCAGTCTGATTAACTTAGCTCGCTTGCGTAAGACAGACTTACGCTCACAGTATGATGAGAGCGAGGTTGAGCTACCATGGACAACCGTGAAATACATAGCGGACAGCCTGACAAAGTATAAAAGCAGATATAATCTGTATGACTTTACAGATATGTTAGACGTATTTGTGAAAGAGGGCTCTAGCTTTTGCCCTCGTCTCGCGCTTACTTTTATAGATGAAGCCCAAGACTTGTCACCTTTACAGTGGGATGTGGCACACGTGTTGGAGCAACACAGCTCACGGATCTACTGTGCCGGTGACGATGACCAAGCTATTTACCGCTGGGCTGGCGCGGATGTTGAGCACTTTATCGGTCTCAACGGTGGCTACGAAGTGCTAGAGCAATCTTATCGGGTGCCTGCATCTGTGCATCCTCTGGCTGAGCGCATAGCTAAACGCATAAACCGCCGCGTCCCAAAGAACTATCTGCCTCGTCAAGAAGAGGGCAAGGTACAACGTATCCCAAGCACCAGCTATGTTGATTTCGATGAGGGCTCTTGGCTGGTGTTGGCGCAAGCGGGTTACTTTTTAGAACGAGCGACCCAAGACCTGAAGAGTCGCGGCTATCTGTATGCTGTACGCGGCCGACGGTCTATCTCAGAAAACATCAGCGAAGCGGTAAATGGCTGGGAGCAGTTACGCAAAGGCCGTGCTATAACCGGCAAGGCCGCACGGTGCATCTATAATTTTATGTCTGTCGGTGACCGTGTGCGGCGTGGGTTTAAAAAACTGCCTGCACTTGATGATGACGAAACAGCAACGCTGGAGCAGTTACAGCAAAACCACGGGCTACTAGCTACTATCGACATGATATGGCACGAGGCTATGGATAAGCTACCTAGCGGCGAGCGAGCGTACATTACGGCCCTGCTACGTCGGGGCGAGAAGTTTAACGCCATGCCTCGCATAAATCTGTCCACGATCCACGGATCTAAAGGCGGTGAAGCTGACAATATAGTGTTATTTACAGATTTATCTCCAGCGGCAGTAAAGGCATCAGAGGTCACCCCTGATGATTTACATCGGGTGTTTTACGTGGGGGTAACCAGAACTAAGCAAAACCTTTATTTAGTTGAACCCGAAGACATGAACCGGAGTTATTGGATATGAAGCGTGAGGAGATACTTAAAAAAGCAGAGAGCTTAGTCAACGGCCCACGGGCCAAAGAATATGGCGATGCCCATGAAAACCATGCGCGTATCGCACGGATGTGGTCTGTGCTTCTGGATACCGACGTTTCTGTAGAGCAGGTGTATCAGTGCATGATAGCGGTAAAGCTCTGCCGGTTGATAGAAACACCGGAGCACGAGGATAGCTGGGTAGATATCTGTGGCTACGGGGCACTGGGTGGAGAGGACTAATGGTGCGCTTCATTCGCATAGAAATGCTCCAACACTATATAAAAAACGGCTGGACTGTTATAGTGCAGGGCACAGAGATGGCGGCAGTTAGGAAAAGTTATGACGCTACAAATGACAATGTTCACCCCGAAAAGTGAGTGGGTTCCGCCTGCTGAGCTACCAGATATCTTTGAAGCTAAGCAGATAGCCATAGATGTAGAGACACGAGACCCTAACATTAAGACCAACGGGCCCGGATGGCCGACCGGTGACGGCGAGGTTGTGGGCTATGCCATAGCTGTTGCTGACTGGGCGGGTTACGTTCCTATCCGGCATCTGGGTGGTGGCAACTTAGACGAGCGCATAGTTAACAACTGGTTAAAAAAAGTATTCGCGTCACCGGCAGATAAGATTATGCACAACGCACAGTATGATGCGGGCTGGATACGACAGATGGGATTCACCATCAACGGCCGCATCATCGACACGATGCTAATCGCCTCGCTGTTAGATGAAAACAGATACAGCTTTAGTCTGAACAACCTTTGTTACGATTTGTTAGGAAAAGTTAAATCAGAGAAAACTTTGCAAGAAGCCGCAAGAGAGTTTGGTCTCGACCCAAAGGCTGACCTCTGGAAGATGCCTGCCATGTATGTCGGGCCCTACGCACAGAATGACGCTGAAATTACGCTAGAACTTTGGAACCACCTGTCTACACAACTAACAAAAGAAGAGTTATGGCCCATAGCTAACCTTGAGCTCGACCTGTTGCCCTGCCTGATAGATATGACATGGCGCGGGGTACGGGTAGACCAAGACCGCGTAGAGCGCACCAGAAACCATCTGGTTAAAAAAGAAAAGGAAGTGCTCGACAAAATACAACATATAGCTGGTGGGCAGGTAGAGCTGTGGGCGGCCGCATCCATAGCTAAAGCTTTTGATAAGTTAGATATCCCCTATCCAAAGACAGAAAAGGGTGCGCCATCTTTTACAAAAGCATTTCTGTCGGAACATCCGCACGAATTAGCACAATATATTGTGCAAGCACGTAACCTGAACAAGACCAGTGGCACGTTCATCAACACGATTATGAAGCACTGCCACAGTGATGGCCGGATACATAGCCACATCAACCAGATACGCTCTGACGATGGCGGTACAGTGTCGGGCCGCATATCTATGAACAACCCTAACTTACAGCAAATTCCTGCCCGTGACCCAGAACTGGGGCCTATGATACGTAGCCTGTTCCTGCCTGAAGAAGGCGACCAGTGGGCGGCTATAGACTTCTCGCAACAGGAACCACGGATCTTGGTTCATTATGCCTATGTGTACGGTAAATCACGAGGCCAGCAGATGGCAGGGGTAGAAGAGTTTGTACATAGCTACCGCAATGACCCAGATATGGATTTCCACACCATGGTAGCAGACATGGCTAAGATTGCTCGTAAGCAGGCCAAGACAATCAATCTGGGAATGATGTATGGCATGGGCGTGAACAAGCTGTCCGACCAACTAGATATTGATGTTGAAGAAGCAAAAGTTCTTGTTAAACAGTACCATGAACGTGTCCCGTTTGTTAAAGGGTTGATGAACGGCGTACAAAACAGGCTGAATGACCGCGGATCAAGCGGCTCTATCCGTTCCATACTGGGAAGAAAGTGCCGGTTTGACCTTTGGGAGCCAGACACCTTTGCGATGAACAAAGCCCTGCCTTATAAAGAAGCTGTTCAAGAATATGGCGAAACCACCAGACTAAAGCGAGCTTACACGTACAAAGCTTTGAACAGGCTTATCCAAGCGTCTGCCGCAGATATGACCAAGCAGGCCATGGTAAACTTGTACAAAGAAGGGTATCTGCCTTTAATACAGATACACGACGAGGTAGCCATGTCCTTGAAAACTAAAGAAGAAGCAGAGACGGTTGCTAAGATTATGGAAAATGCTGTACCGTTGGAGATACCCAGCAAGTGCGATATTGAAATAGGACCAAGCTGGGGAGAGGCTGAGTGAGAGTCTCGCATATATCCTCCCCCTAACTGGCTCCGTTCCGACGGAGCTTTTTTTACTTGCCTTTTACTATACAATCTCATATAATCCTTTATAGATAGAGGGTGAACCCTACTCGCGCGAATCCTTGGGATAGCTACGGCTGTATCGCTAAGGACAATCCTGAAGTCCCAGTAGCCCTTTATCTGCCTTTAGATCTGAGAGGTAATGATGGATATAACTAAATGGAAATCTGTTCTTGTGCCGATTGAGGTGTACGAAGAGATTAAACGGCTCGCCAAAAGAGAAGGGCGAACAATAAGTGGTCAGCTCCGAATTATGTGGGAGCACTGGCGCAAAACTCATTCTTGAGAGGATATCATGTTAAAATCAATATTACATTTATTTTTTCCTCAGTGTTTCCCTAGAGAAGAAGAGGAAAAAACTGTTAAAAAACGTGGACGGCCACCAAAGAAAAAGGCTACCATAAAAGCTAAGAGACCTGTGGGCAGACCGAAGAAAAAGAAAAATGCTTAGAGGGATAACGAAATGCTGTAAGTGTGATAAGAAAGCACAAGCGGCGGATGAAAACAGGGCTTACTGTGCTAAGCACTGGTTTGATTATGTTATCATGGGAGATCCATTTGGAAGAATGCCCTCGTTGTTTAGCCCGAATACAGCCAGTGAGCGTACATGGCCACGTGCAGTGCCCAGTGTGTCGGCTCTACATCGTAGAGTGCTGTAACGGGGAGCGAGATGAAGTGCCCCAAATGCAAGACCAAAAAGACACAGGTGTACAACAGCCGACCTCACGCTGGGACGGTTCACCGCTTTAGGTCTTGCGACTGCGGCCATAAATTTAAAACACATGAAGTTGTTTTAAATAAACCGGCAAAGGTTGCACGTTTCGGTGCGCGTCAATCTAAAAATGTTAAGAAAAAAGTAAAAAAACAAAGAATTAGTATAGATAAGCGTATGATTAACCTCATGTCCGATGATGAACTCATGGATGCTTTGGAAAGCGGTAGAATTACCCCCGATATGTTAGACTAAAAAAACACTTGCTTTTTACCTCATAATGTCTTATATAGAAAACACAGCCTCTGCTAAGAATGGTTGTAATTCCCGTAGTAAAGCCCTCTGATGATCCAACCATCAGGGGGCTTTTTCTTTGCTTGACATATGGGATGTTATAAGATATATAGAGAAGACAATCGTAACTACGGGAGATAATGATGCCAAAATTTAAGGTTTACGTCACGGTGTACCACCGGATTGATGTCGAAGCTTCCAACAAGGAAGAGGCAGAAGAATTAGCTAAAAATGAAATATGGGACGATTACATTAAAGATGTGATTATTGATGTTGAGGGGGTTGAAGATGCCTAAATACAAAGTAACTGCCACAATGGACGTGGGCTACGAATTAATCGTTGAAGCAGATGATGAGGACACAGCTTGGGAGATTGCCAATGATACAGACGATATCTCGCAGTGGGTCAAAGCAGATGATGGTCACGAGTGGACTATGGAAGATGTTTGGGAGATGAAAGATGAGTGAGTGGATATTTATTGGTGACCAAAAACCCGAAGACGGGCAGAAGGTCTGGTATTTTTTTCATCACGACGCCTTTGACTTTACGGTTCTTGAGCGTGGCGTTTATGAGCGTTATGAGGAAATTGGCGTTAATCAAAATGAAGACGGCAGCTACGTTGACGGCTGGCCGTATGAAAAGATTGACGGCACCACGGGCGTGACTGAAAACGGTAAAGCCCCTGACGCAAAAATATGGGTGCATGATGTATTCGGAAACGACACCGGCTGGCTGACGGATGATGTAACGCACTGGATGCCGGATACGGGTCAAGATAAACCGGAGAAGCCACAATGAAGAAAGATGAAATATATAACCTGTCTAAGAGCATAGACTTCACTGAAGCTCTGGGCGATGTTAATATGTGTGTGCAGCTATATGCGTCTCGTATTGCCGCTGAAGGCGAGCACAGCCCAGAAGCTGTAGCCCGCGCAAAACGGGTCTTGGCCTCGTGGGAAAGGATTAAACGCGGATGAGTGAAAGAGATTATGACAAAGCTGGTGACGAGCTTAACAAGCTCGTCGAACGGTTAGAAAAAGAAGGGCTACACGCCGGAGCTGTTCTTGGCGGTATGCTCACCACTCTTATTTTCCGTCTGATTATCAGCTCGCCGGACAGCTCAACAGCCATAGGCATGATTACATCGTGCATGGCCAGCGGTGCGCGGATCGCGGCTGACTTTGAAAGCGAGTGTGCAAAAGAAGAAGAGGTCATCCACTGAACATGTGGATGACGTAAAGGTATCAGAGGCAGGAAAAGTTTTAACCAGCCGATCCCAATATTCCTGTATCTAAAAAGGGGCGGCCATGAGCCGCCCCTTACTTATTCTATTTAAAATCTGATTTACTGATATCTGTTTGGTCTTTGATTGTTCGCACAAACGCATCAATAAGCTGATAGTATTGCCTTTCGGCTGGATAATAAAAGTCCCTTCCGAAATCAGGGTTTTCGTATGGGTTTTCCATGCCCATAGTATGGTTGGTTTCTTTAATCCCTTTTAGGATTTCAATCAATTTATCGCAAATATGATTATCCATTTTAACGCCCCATCTTTTTAGTTAACTCTTCATTACCCTGATATAAATCTAAAGCCTCACTAGAGACTTCTGTGGGCTTCATGCCTAACGCTTTGGCCATTGCCTGACGATAACTACGCAGAATGCGCTTGTGTGCAATTACAGCCTCATCGTTACCCCAAAAGTTACACTCGTTAAGACAAATCCATTTTATAAACAAATTGGCCTGCTTCTGGTTTTTTGCTTCTAGTTTCATAGTTGTATTCCCTTTCATATTTCACGTGAAACAATAAGCTCTCTTGAGCTTATAAAGTTATATAAGATTTTTCCCATATTATATAGTGGGGTGCGACAATCTGACACACGTATGTTGAGCTGAGAGACATTTTAAGCGTCCGCACATATACCGGCCTGTAACCAAGGCTGGAAGCTAAAAATGCGATGAGCACGGCCCGTGGTACTTACCCACCGGAAAACACCTAAAGCCACTGTATAGGCTTCTATGGGCGATTATGAGAGTTTAACTTAAATTAGGTTAATACTCATTATGGGTAATTTTATGGGAATAATTTTTTTCTTATTTTGTCGCATATAGTATAAGATATGTCGCATATAGGATACAAGTATTCTAAGTATCTGTTATTATTATATAATAAGGGGATTACCTGTTGGAGGTGTCCCAATACCCAAAGTGGGTATCGCTATTTGAAACTGTTAATAACTACGGGAGGGTCTTATGACCAATCTTCGCATTAAGCCTGTCAACCACGGTTCATCCAAGCGGGATAAAAACCGCTACTGTGGGCCAGCCGTAATCAGCTCCTTAACTGGTTACACTACAGCGGATGCAGCACGTTGCATTAGAGAGACCTCTAATCGGCGTTCGGTAACCGGAACTTCTTCTGAAGAAGTGTTACGTGTTTTACGTATGTACGGCCTTGGTTGTGTTGAACGAAAAGGTTCCTACTGGGACGTTAAATTCAACCGCACTGACGGCGTCACCTTGGCGGGCTGGCTGAAGGCTTCTGTCAAAGACAGGAATGCCAAACGGGTGTTCCTCATCGTGGCAGGCTGGCATTGGCAATTAGTGCAGGGCAGACGTTATGTCTGTGGCCGCACTAAAGAGATTGTCAGCATCCGTGATAAACGGGTGAAGCGTAGAGCAAGAGTGGCAGAGGTTTACGAGCTACACGCAAAGTAACTTTAAGCTTTGACCGCGGAACACGGGGCAGTCTTCGGATTGCCCCGTTTTATTTTGCGTTATTCCTATATAGGGGAAAAAATAAAAAAAATATTTTTTGAAAAAAATAGGCGTAACCGGTGTAACCGTGTAACTTTTACCTTGTAACCCTTACTCAGTAACGATTACAGTGGTTACATAAATGGTTACACTTCTAAAAACAAAGGTGTAACCGTGAAATCGGCCTTAGTGCGTCAAACTTTGAAAAAAAATATTTTTTGAATTTTCCCCTATATAGTATATACCGAAATAAGGAAGTTGACCTTTTTAACTAAGGATTTATTTATGGCAAAGATTGAGACCCGTGGCCGGAAGAAAGCGACAGCCGCTCAGCCTTTAACGCGAAAGCAGGAGCTTTTTGTAAAAGAGCTGGTCAGCAAAGACGGCCAGATAACTTTGAGAGAAGCGGCCATCAACGCCGGATACTCTGCCACCTCTGCCCATACGAGAGCATATGAGTTAACCAACCCTGCTATATCACCTCATGTCGTTCATGCCATTCAATCTTATCGAAACGAACTGGACGCTAAGTACGGGATAACTTACTTGCGTCACATCCGTGACCTACAAAACATTCGTGATCTTGCCCTGCAAAACGGGGCTTACTCTGCGGCTGTGCAGGCTGAGTATCGAAGAGGTCAGGCGCAGGGGGACATCTATGTAAATAAATCTGAAATTAGACACGGGTCTATCGACAGTATGAATAAGGACGAGGTCTTGAAAGCACTAGAAGAAATTAAGGATAGTTATGCCCCGATTACAATCGACATTACCCCAGAAGAAAATGCCAGCAATCGCGACAAAGCGAGAGGGCGGCTTTTACAAACAAGTAAAGGAAGCGGCGCAGAGGTCGACGAGAAAGCTATCTTTGACGAGGATTGAAAACTGGGTAGGCGCAGGCATACCAGATATTGTCATATGTGACGAGACCGGTTCATTCCATTTTGTTGAATTAAAATATTGCACAGGTAATCGTGTTGAGTTGAGGCCAGCTCAGGTAGCGTGGTTAACTAAGCACCAACATGGGTCTTGTTGGATTTTAATTAAACGGCAAACCAAACCAACAGAACAGGCTGAGTGCCTGTTATATCCTGCCAGCGCGGCAGTTGATTTAAAAATGTATGGCATCACTAAAGTAGAGCCCCTGTTTAGGTGTGAGCAACCTTTTGCATGGGACACGCTTTTTAGCTTGACCTGTCCGACATAGTCGCATATATATGGGGGTATCGTTCACAAACTACGGGAGTTAAAACGATGGATAAGCAAATCAACAACAGTATGGTGAGAGGGAGAGACACCTTCATCACCTCAGAGATAAATCGGCAAAAGTTTTATGATTCACTTTGGCAACTCGTAAAGGATACCGGAATCGATTTTGAAGAAGTGTTAGATGATGGTGAAAATGGCGTGGTTGTCAGATTTACAGGAGTTAAACCGAATCCTACGCAAAAAAAATATAGAGTAGCAATATGCATAGAAGAGGGCGTGGTTGTTCAAGTCGATGCGGTTAACGCTAAAGAAGCGGAAGCGGCGGCTTATGCGCTTGTCAATGAAATGGGCGGGACTGATTATCCAGAACCTGTTCAAAAGTTAGGGCCTCGAGAATTTTTCACGCAGGATGTTGAGGAGCTTGACAATGAGAACGACTGAAAATTCATATTGGCACGGCACTGGCCGTTTCCAGAAACAAGCCGAAGCTTTACACGAGATTATTGCTGAAAAAATGATTATGACCGGCGCATGGCAGGGGCGGTTACCTTCTATTCAAAAGGGCGGGGAAAATTATCACCTTGAACGGTTTCGTCGTATGCAAAACGCATACTATCGTTTGAATAACGACGGCGACAATAACTCTGTCTTTTCTGATATTCATGGGTTGAAAGAACGTAACCCTAACGCAACATGGTCAAGCCGTTATGGGTTGGCCGATTGCTTTTTAGATGAACGCATACAGTTGGCATGGCAAGAACAGCGTAACAGCGAGGCGTTCATGTTAAAAGGATTGCGCCAGTTGATTGATTATAACTGGAGCAATGAACAGCAACACTATTTTGAAGAGGGCGAACCCGCCAACCATATCTTTCCAGTGTTGCAACAATTAAACCATTATCTTGAAACAAGGGAGAATAAACCAGCATGATATTATTCAGTCTTATCGGCCGCCTGCTTTATGGCAAAGATTATGAAGAATTAAGCCGCAGGGCAAACAGTAAGCCAACCCGCCGCAGGCGCAGATAAACAAAGCCCCGTCAGTCACCGCTGGCGGGGTTTTAACTTTTTCAAAAAATTACTTGCATTATATGCGAAATTGTGAGACAACACCTTTACGGGCTAATTCCAGCCCGCATTTTCTACGGGAGCATTTGATATGCAGTACACTATTAAAAACATAAACAACCTAATGCAGATTGACGGTTCGCCACAGAATGGCATTATGCAAGGTGAGGTAAACCCTTCAGGCCGACATACTGAACCGGCTGTAACAGGGGCTTATCAGACTAATGCGTTTCAACATGGTATCGGAAATAGCGCGGTATCGTCGCAATGGTTCAGCCGTCCGGATGACCAGAAGTTTTTGTCTTTGGATGAAATGCTAGCCTTTAAAAAGCAGGACGCCCGCTCTATGAACAGCCGGATTGTCAACACTCATAAAATGAACATTGTTGGCAAGCTAGATGAAGAGAACCCCAGTCGCGGGGATATCTTTGTTGAGTATACCGATGAAGAGGGGCATGAGGCTTTCAATGCGCCGACAAATTGGTCTTTTGGTCAGCTATCCCAGTTGGCCGGTGCGCCTGCCGGTTATCTTAAAGACTTGCCCGCACCTATTGCGGCGGACGCCCTGCAATGGGGCTTGCGTTATAACCGGTCGCGTGAACTGGTAAAGGCTTATGGACATGCAACTGAAGGCGGGGATCTGCGGGCGGCAACCGGTGCAGACTATGGCCGGATTTATGATTTTGAAATCATCGAAGCGGTGAAGAAGTTTGCCGACCCTGACCGCTGGAAGATTCCGGGCATGATGACTGGCCAAAAAGAAGGCCGGGCTATTTATGACCCGTTTGTTCCTGTAACCAAAGATACGACCACTTTGTTTGCTTCTGACCGTGATGTCTTTTTGTTTCTGGTTGACGACACGCACCCGATTGAAGTTGGCAAACTTGCTAATGGTGACCCTGATTTAATGTTTAGGGGCTTTTATGCATGGAATAGTGAAACCGGCTCTAAGACTGCCGGAATTGCGGCCATGTATTTGCGCGGCGTTTGCATGAACCGCAATCTTTGGGGCGTGGAAAATTTTCAAGAAATTAAAATCCGCCATACCAAGTTTGCACCTGACCGTTTCGCATATGAGGCCGCGCCAGCTCTGCAATCATTCGCGCATGGAGCAACCGCAAATTTTCTGGACGGCGTACAGGCCGCGCAGAATGCAGTCGTTGCACGTACCGATGAAGACCGGCTCGACTTTCTGACCAAGCGGGCAGGGCTTAGCCAGCGCATGGCCAAGGCCGCCGCCGCCCGTCACTTGCAGGAAGAAGACAAGCCTGTCCGGTCAGTCTGGGATGCGGCGCAGGCAATCACCGCGCTTGCCCGCGATATTCCGCATCAGGACAACCGCATTGACTTAGAGCGCAAAGCAGGCGCATTGTTGGATAAGGTGGCCGCATAACCGGCTAGCACATAACACCAGAAAGCCCCGTTATATTGACGGGGCTTTTTGTTTTTGTTATATAGGATAAATCGCATAACTTTAACGGGAATTAAAACCATGCTGAAAACCACCGCACTATCAAGAGCAAACAAGACCGCCGGTTGCGCTGTAACATACCGCGCCGGAACAGCCGACAAATTCGCGACTTGCCCCGCTGATTGTAAATTGAACCCTAGCGGGCGGGGTTGTTCTGCCGGTAAAATTGATGTTGATTATCTGGACATACTGGCCGACGCCGTACCCCGTCGCGGCGTGTCTTTTACTTATTCACATTTTGACCCGTTATTCTGGCAGCATAAACTGGCCGCCGGTAAGACTGTTATAAACTACAGCGCGGATAATTTAGATCACGCATATAATGCTTACAATTATGGCGCGCCGGTTGTCACTGTCACCCCCGAAAATTTCTTTTCAAATGGTAAATGGTCTGCCCCGCATGGCCTGCGACTGGTGCGCTGCCCCGCCGAATATAACAGCGCGGTAACGTGCAGCAATTGTGGCAACGGCCTGCCCCTATGCGCCAGACCAGACCGCGACTATATAATCACCTTTACTGCTCACGGGGCAGGCAAAAAGAAAATAAACAACGATGAGCGCGGCGGCTGTTACGCAGACGGCGGCAATGTCAATATTCACTGGCAGAACACCGCTAAACAGAAACAGAAAGAGACCGACGGCGAAAGATTAAAAGCTTTTGTCAAAACCCTACCGACGGGCACTATTTTGCGTCACCATGTCGCCGGTGATATCGGCAAGGAATAACCCGCCCCGCTCCGCCTCGCCCCGCCCTAATTCGGCGGGGCTTTTTTATGGGGTTTACATTCATATAATATTATCGCATATTATCCTAAGGCGGCCGGATAGGCTGGCCGCCGGTTTTTAAAAAGGGAATTAAAACCATGGAAAACGTAAAAACAGAAACGCAGAATGAAAATCTAAAAGGCGGCGCGGGCATTGAATACTTGCGTCGCGTTGCTGGAGATATTCGGTTGGATGGATTTTCTCAAACTGCTTTTGATATTGAGGCCGCTGCCGACAAAATAGAACAGCAGGAAAAAGAGATTGAAGCTTTAACGCAACAATCCGAAAATCACCAAAAGGTGGCGCGGGATATTGTGCAAAGCAATAACCAGTTTGCCGACGCGATAATGTCGATTATCGGTGACCGTGTTGAAGCGATTGCCGACGGTATGGCCGAAACCGTTGCCGATGATGTGCGAGACAACTTCGACATTACGGATTATGAATGTCAGATTAACGACATAATCGACGACAGAGTGCCGGAACAAAAAGATGAAGACGAGCAGCGCGAGGCCGTCGAGTCTATCGTTAAAGAAGTGTTATCCGGCGCAACCCTGACAATCGACGTTTAAAGCCCCGCCAGTTAACACAAGCCCCCCGCCGGTGTATTCCATCGGCGGGTTTTTTTATGCCTGCTCACTGGCCTTTAAATCGCGTTTAATGACAGTTAATCATGCCGCGGCCCGTCGCCCGCTCACATTGTTAAACGTACCGCGGCCCGCTAGCTGCTGGCCGCCGGTTAACTTTTTCCGAATATTATCCGCTTTTTAACCCTGCGATTTTACCGGCCGCCGGAGCTGGCCGCCGTCATTTAACTTTTTCCCAATTTTACCGGATTTTTGCCCGGCGTTTGCTGGCCGCCGGTTAACTTTTCAGGATTCCGGTATCGGGTCAAAAAACCGCAGAAAACCGCCAAAAATCCGCGCTCCGCGCGCCGCCGCCCACGCGTTTGCATACGCGAGCAAGAGCCATGTTTCTCTCAAATAATTATGTGAAAAACAATATGAATGTTTCACGTGAAACATTGCCTATTTTTTGTGCACAAATGAGGGTCTTGTTAACTGCTTAAAAAGTAGGCATATTTACTGCACATATTTTGTGCACTAGGGGCCCCTATGGAAATATCTGAACAAGAAGCAAAGCTTCGCCTTCGTCTGGCACAGATTG